TGGTGTGTTTGGAAGATATGATGATTTGTATGAACTTATCAGCACTCCGTTGGAGGATGATATGTGGGCGGCAATGAAGAAACAGTTTGAGGAAGATTTACAGAATCTCAATGCAGGAAATGCAATTTCTTTACTTGCAAAGTGGATTAAGACCGCAGATGCAAGCAGCCCCACCACAAGAAAACTCGGCATCCTTACGGCGCAGAAATTAGGCTATCCGGTCTACAATTTCAAGAGAATTGTCCGTAGTATGAGAAAACAGATCGGGGTCGTTGAAAGCCTTATGTCCGCCGGAAGATGGGATGAAATCAAATATCCGGAAGTTCCGAGCCGTGCGATGATGATTTACCGCAAGGCATTTATGAAACATGATTCTGAGAGATTTGGAGATTTTATCAACAAGGCTGAAAAGGGAGAGGTAAAGATCAATGCTTCAACACTGTTCCCTTACGATATTGTTGAGAAGATTCTTTACGGAAGAGAGAGTAGCAATGCACTCGAAGCGCAGTGGAAAGCGTTGCCGGATTATGTGGAAAAAGGAACAAACGCTTTAGTTATGGCGGATGTGTCTGGTTCTATGTATGGCAGACCTTTGGCTACATCAATCGGACTTGCAATCTATTTTGCAGAGAGAAATGCCGGTGCATATCACAATCTGTTTATGACATTCTCTGACAGACCGGAAATGGTTATTCTGAGAGGGGAAACACTCAGACAGAAGATCGATAATGTAAACAGAGCACATTGGGATAACAATACCGACCTCAAAGCGGCTTTCGAGAAAGTTCTTGCAATCGCTGAAAAGAACAATATACCACAGGAAGAGATGCCGAAAGCAATCGTTGTTGTTTCTGATATGGAAATCGATCATTGCGGAAATCGTGAGTGGTCTTTCTATGACAAGATGGCAAATAGGTTCCATAAAGCCGGTTATGTCATTCCGAACATAATCTTCTGGAATGTGGACAGTAGACACGATGTGTTCCATGCAGACCATAACCGTAAGGGAGTGCAGCTTGCAAGCGGACAGTCAGTTACCGTGTTCAAACAGATTCTGCAGAACCTTGGCTACAATCCGGTTGAGGCGATGGAGAACACGATCAATTCCAAAAGATACGAATGCATTACAGTTGGGCAGGCTTAATCGCCTGTTCCTATGGGGATGTAGCTTAGTTGGAAAAGCGCACGACTTTTAATCGTGAGAGCGTGGGTTCGAGACCCATCATCCTCATTCCCTGCGGTCGGCAGATAAACGCAGAGAGCCTTTGTTGCAGCTGGTGGTTAAGAACTGCAACAGTATGAGGGATAGGCTGCAAGCTGTCCCTTTTACTCAGGACCATTAGCTCAGTTGGTCAGAGCAACCGGCTCATAACCGGTCGGTCCGGAGTTCGAGTCTCCGATGGTCCACTACCACGCCGAAGGTTTATTCGGCTCAATCCACACCGCTGACGAGCGGTTATAACATACGTTTAGGAGGATATATGCAGAACATCGAGCAGATTTTACAGGAGCTTGAAATCGAGGTTCCAGAGAGCAAGAAAGACGATCTGAAAAAGAAAATGTTGGAGAACTACCGCACGGTAGCTGACTACAACAAACAGGTATCGAAAGCCGACGATTACAAGAAATCACTCGACTCCGTACAGGAACAGCTTGCAGGTTTTAAGGACGTTGACGTTGATGACCTCAAGGGGCAGATCCAGACGTTAAATCAGCAGCTTGCTGATGAGAAGGCCGGACGCGCTGCCGACGCAAGAAAAATCGAAGTTGAAAAACAGGTGAACGAGTTCTTAGCGTCCACAGACGAAAAAGGCGCAAAGCAGTACGAGTTCATGAACGGAATCACTGAGGAGTATTACAAAAAGGCTCTCATGGAAGAACTGGACAAGGATTCTGCAAAAGGCAAGTCCATCAGTGACATCTTTAATGGGATGATCACCGATAAGGACGGGAACCAGAAAGAGGGAATCTTCGTTGACAAGCAGCAGACCGCAGCACAGCAGACTGGCGCGGCAGCGAAAGAGTGGTCGGCTGCATATTCTGCGGCAGGAGATACAAAGTCCACAAACAAGCTTCTCTGTGATGCGGCGATTCCGTATCTGACAGGAGTTGTAACTGATGATGGGATCCCGATTTTATATGCGGGGGTGTGATTATATGGCTGATTTCACTTTATATCAAGGGGATTGCCTTGAAAAAATGAAGAACATTCCGGATAAAAGCATAGATATGGTCTTGTGCGATTTGCCGTATGGTGTTACTCAGAATAAATGGGATTCTGTCATTCCACCCAAATTGCTTTGGGCTCAATACGACAGAATTGTTAAAGCAGATGGGGCAGTGTGCTTGTTCTCTCAAATGCCATTTACTGCAAAACTTGTCACAAGTAATGATAAGAATTTCAAGTATATATGGACATGGTACAAACATTATGCCAGAAATTTCTTGAACGCAAAAAAGCAGCCTTTAAGAACCACAGAACACATATGCGTATTTTATGAAAAGCAATGCACGTATAATCCACATATGAGAATCGGTAAACTGAGAAAAAAGGGAAACAGTTCAAAACAAAGTGGATGTTACGGAAATTATAAGGTTACCAACGCTTTTAATAACAAGTATTATCCGACGGATATTCTTGATTTTACTGGCGTGCCTGTAAACGAATTGAAACACCCAACACAGAAACCGGTTCCACTTCTTGAATACTTAATCACAACATACACTAATGAGGATGAAATTGTATTAGATAACTGCATGGGTTCGGGATCAACAGGCGTGGCTTGCGCGAATACTGGAAGAAAGTTCATTGGAATTGAACTAAAAAAAGAATATTTTGACATATCAAGAGAAAGAATTGAAAAAGCTTTTCACGATAACAATGTAGTTTAATATTGATTTAGGAGGCGATAAATAATGGACATTTCAACACTTGGTTCATGTATAGCAATCGTTATGATCTGCTACATCGTAGGAATGGGCTGTAAAGCATCAAAAAGAATATCTGATGAATGGAAGCTGATCTGATATAAATACCAGTATTGTATGCAGGAGTGTGAATATGAAGTTTAGAAAAAAGCCTGTTATCATTGAAGCATTTAGGTATGATGGTGATCTGAAAGACCGGAACGGCTTGTTTTACGTTCCATTTTGGGCGCAAGAAGCTTATAAGAAAGGCATTATGTATTACGGCGCAGAAGCTTGTGATTTACCTCCGTGTGAGCTGTATATCGAAACATTAGAGGGAACACATCATGTTTCTGTTGGAGACTATGTTATACAGGGCGTCAACGGTGAGCTGTATCCGTGTAAGCCGGATATCTTTGAAAAAACCTATGAGAATATTTAAAATTCCGTTATTTGTTATGTTCTTCGATTATCAGAAGTATAAGAAGAACGGGGCGAAGGGCAGCTGTGACTGGTACAGTCATCCAAACATCATGAAGGACGAATATATCCGGGAGCGAATGCAGGAATGCGTGGATCACATCAGAGAAAGCTACGACATGACTACTTTCACAGAAATAAAGGGTTAATATGGGAAAGAATAACAGGCTGATAAATTCGGTTAAGTTACTTGCGAAAAAAAACCAGGTCGACAACCTCAACAAGGCAGCAGACCGGATAACTCCACAGATCTATGCAGCGATGGCAATTGCTCTACATCGGACATATGGTTTTGGGTATGAACGGATCAACCGGGCATTTCTGGAATCGCAGAAGATATGGCAGGCGTATGATGGCGATGTGGATGGTATGGTTAAACAGTGCGAAGAGGAGACCGGAGTGACGGTTGAGTTTAGGGAAGGGAGTATGGATCAATGGTAGTTTCTTTGCACATAGCACTTTTCCTGATAGGATTTTGCCTAGGATATATTATATTGGATGAGTGGTGATTCATTAAAAATGATAGAAGTTGATATTATAAAAGGCTTAGAAGAACTAAAGAAGAATACAACGGGCGAAGCGCTTGAATTATTTGACCGTCATATGTGGGAGAATTTGAAGTGTGTTCCTTGAAATGCAGAAATCGCAGATCCTAAGGATGTAATGCCAGAAGAGCCGATAAAAATTGCGGTGTGGCTTATTGAAATGGTTCGGAAATCGACATTAAATAGGGCAGCAAGAAAAGATAAGGCCACTGGCAGTCACGATGCAATAAGGGATACATTAATTAACATGCGTAGCAAAGAAAAGTTGCGTCAGATTGCAGAACATCTCTTGATTTACTGCAATTCTAATGAAGGAGTATCGAAATGAAGATGTCCCAGGTGATAAACAGTATAGAGTTTGATGCGTTCCGGCGCTGTATGAATCAACCGGAAGAGGGATTTGACGGCATTGCTGCTGTGAAGACGTTCGCAGACGGAAGCCGGTGGGCTGTTTGCCCGTGGTGTGGAAAGAAAGCAGTACGAGTTCTTCCAGACACGAAAATTCAGCATATGCCCTATAAGTGCAAGGGAAGTAACTGCAAGAAGGAGTTTATAATCGAGTGCTAATCGAGAGAATTTCACAAGGCACTCGATTATTTAATAGAATGTGAAATGCGGGAAACAAGAGAAGATATTTTGCAGAAATATCCAGTGTTTTTCAATGGAAAGAATTTAGTTGCAATATGGTATGCGGATGTTCCGGAAAGACATTATGGACAAAAAGAACACGAACAGTGGGAATCATTAAAAGATGAACACATACAAAGAATATGTTTGAGTGACGAATGGATTTGGAGAATATGCGGCGATTATGATATTTATAAAACATGGATTGGAAATGTGAGAATTGACATAAAGGGAAAAGTTTTATGTGGAGATGTCAATGTCCCGTATAGAGGTAAAACAATAACGGTTGTAATAAATCAAATATATCCAGGACTCGGAAAATGCTTAACAATTTTGGACTTAAACGGCGGTGAACATGTAAAAGGATTTTGCACAAAAAATGGTCTCGGAAGTCCTGCGATAAAAAGACATACAGAAGAAATGGATACTGATAAGATTTTCAAGTTGTTAAATAATCCAATGAGTGACTATGGGATTGGCATCCAGAAATTCATGGAAACTGCACGATTAATTTATAATGAGAATTCGCGAAATTACATTATGAATCACACTTTTGATTAGATAAGGAGAGTAAAGATTGAAAATGAAGAATAATTGGAAAAATATTGTGCTTGTGGTGGTAGGAATACTTGTTTTAGGGATTATGGCAGTGTTTATGGTTCAGAGCAGCAGGAACAAAGCCATTACATTGGAACAGGCGGTAGAAACGGCTGAATCAGATATTCGGGTGCAGGAAAAGCGCCGAATTGACTTACTGCCGAACCTTGTGGACACCGTGAAACAATATGATAAGCACGAGGCGGAAGTGTTACAAGCGATTGTGGATGGACGAAGCAATACTTCCGATATTGAGAACGTAACAACGGCGATTACGGCGGTTGCGGAAGCGTATCCAGA